CGTGAATACTGGGCATCTGAAAGCGGTGATCACTTCGCGTTCCGACAAGCACAACCTTATCGCGGACGTTGGTCCCCGTTCCGGTAATAAGGCCCACTACGGCTATTGGCAGGAGTTCGGGACCTCGAAGATGAGAGCCCAGCCTTTCGCACGTCCCGCCGCGGATAAGGAGAGGGAGAAATTCCCTCAGCGACTGCGTAAGGCGATAAAGAAGGCGTTGCCTAAGTGAGGGAGTGGCCATGCTTCCTGCACTGGCTGTTCAGCGCGCGATATACCGCACGCTGGCTGAGGATGACGAACTACAATCGCTTGTTTCCGGGGTGTTTGACGACGTTCCTGAGGGTACCGAGTTTCCGTATGTGGTGATCGGGGAAGGCACGCTGCTCCCTGACAACTACCTGACCGGCTTCGGCCGCGAAGTCCGCGTGACACTTCACGTGTGGTCCCGGTACCGGGGTTTCGCGGAAGCACTGGAGATCGCCGACCGCGTGTGCCAGCTGCTGGATCACCAACCGCTGGAGGTCGATGGATGGGAGCATATCGCGACCCGCTTGGAGCTTGTGGAAACGTTGCATGACCCCGACCCTAGTCTGCGGCATGTCCCCGTTCAATTTTCCGTGATCGTAGCGCGCTAAAGGAGGTAGGCCATGGCTAGTGGCATGGATGCGCACGGGACCAGGTTTCTGCGGTTCGATGACCTCACTGAAGAGTTCGAACACGTGGCAAATGTTACGTCGATTTCCGGTCCGAGTGCGGAACGTGAAGAGATCGAGGTGACCAGTCACGACTCTGCGGATGGGTGGCGAGAATTTATCGGTGGTCTGAAAGACCCCGGAGAAGTGTCGATCGACGTGAACTATGTGCCTGGGGTTCACAATCCCCTGTTTGACGATTTCAACGACTCGGTGCGGCGATACCGCATCGTGTTCCCGGACCCCGACAACACCACGTGGGAGTTCGAAGCGTTCCTGTCGGGATTTGAGGTGGAAGCCCCATTCGATGACAAGGCTGAAGCGTCGCTCACGTTCCGACTCACCGGTAAGCCGGTGTTTGGGCCTGCATCGGAGTTCGAATAAGGAGGTATTATGCTGCTCACTAAAGACCAGATTCTTGCCGCACAGGACCGGCCGTATGAGGATGTGGAAGTTCCCGAATGGGGTGGCCGCGTTCGTATTCGTGGGCTTTCCGGTGCGGAACGGGACGCTTTTGAGGCCTCCATGATCGGCCCGGACGGGAAGCCGTCACCGCAACGGTTTCGGAATTTCCGCGCTCGACTGCTTGCGCAAACGCTCGTGAACGAGCAGGGTGAGCGTCTGTTTTCCGATGCGGACATTAAGGCGCTCGGCGAGAAGTCCGGTGATGTTCTTGCGCGTTTGTTTGAGGTCGCGCAGCGGCTTTCCGGTTTGACTCGGCAGGACGTGGAGACGTACGTAAAAAATTCCGAGTAAGGCCAGAACGGAGATTCTATTTCCGCTTGGCAGCGCACCTGGGAATGACTGTGCGGGAGCTGCTTGAGCGGATCGACTCCCGCGAGCTGTCGGAGTGGGCTGCCTACGAGCAGGTAGAGGGCCCACTCGGCGGACCTCGTGAAGATGTTCTGGCCGCTATGATCGCCTCCACAGTGCACAATGCCGCCCAGACAAAGAAGGGCAAGCGCGTAACTCCCAAGGACTACCTGCCGCAGTGGGATAATCGGAAATCCCAGACGTGGGAAGAACAATTGGCTGTGGTGCGCGCTATCAACACGTCCCTGGGGGGTTCTTCGCGCGGGAAGAGCGCTGACTAGCAGAAGGGGGGTACTGCATGGCTACACTGGCAGAACTGCTAGTCAGCATCGGTGTTGACACGAAATCACTGGATAAGGGGCTGGAAGGCGTTGCGGAGAAGACGAATTCTTCGATGCAACGCCTTGCCCGCACCGGTGAACAGCTCACCAGTGTCGGTAAATCGATGACAATGGGAGTGACGACTCCCATTGTGGGCATGGGTGCCGCGGTGTTGAAAACCGCTGGGGATTTCGAGGCTGGGATGAACCGTGTCCGCGCGGTGTCCGGTGCCACGGGAGCGGAATTCGAACAGCTCGAAGCCCTAGCCATGGAGTTGGGGCGCACCACCCAATTCAGCGCATCAGAAGCCGCAGATGCCATGGGTTTCCTGGCCATGGCGGGTATGGAAACTGACGAGATCATGGGTGCCCTGCCCCACACTCTGAACCTGGCTGCAGCAGGCGCACTTGAGCTGGGGGATGCCGCGGACATTGTCACCAACATCATGTCCGGGTACGGGATGGAGGTCGAGGATCTCGCCCGTGTTAACGACGTACTGGCCAAGACGTTTACCAGCACCAACACAGACCTGAACATGCTGGGATACTCCTTCAAATATGTGGGCCCGGTCGCTGCCAGCGCTGGCCTGCAATTCGAGGAAGTCTCAGCGGCGATTGGTCTGCTGGGTAACGCTGGTATTCAGGGCGAGCAGGCAGGTACGGTCTTGCGTGGCGCGATTTCTCGCCTTATCAAGCCTACCGGTGAAGTACAGGAAACTCTGGAGCGTCTCGGGGTTGAAGTCCAAGACTCTGCAGGAAAGATGCTTCCGTTGGCGGATATCCTTCGCCAACTGGAAGAGGCAGGTGCGGACACGGCCGACATGATCACCATTTTCGGTGTCGAGGCTGGTCCCGGTATGCAGGCACTGCTTGATCAAGGCCACGAGGCACTCACCAACCTGACCACAGAGTTGGAAAACGCTGGTGGCACCGCGGAAGAGATCGCATCCGTTCAGATGGAGGGTCTCAACGGTGCGCTCAAAACCCTTGAGTCCGCCATGGAAGGTCTCGCACTAGCGGTGGCGCAATCCGGGCTTCTTGAATGGGTCACCGCCGCGGTCCAGAAGGTGGCAGAGTGGGTTCAGGAACTGGGGGAAACCAACCCTGAGCTGCTCAAATGGGGGACGCTCATCGCCGCGGTTGTCGCCGCGATCGGTCCCCTCCTCGTGGTGGCTGGAGTGCTGATTTCCTCCATTTCGCAGATCGCGACCGTGTTGAAAGTCCTGGCACCGGTATTCCGTGCCGCTGCGGCCGCGAAAATGCTGTTTAACGCTGCACTGTGGGCGAGTCCCATTACGTGGATCATTCTGGCGATCATCGCGCTCATCGCGGTGATCGTACTGTGCATCGTGTACTGGGACGAAATCAAAGCCGCGGCGTCTGCAGCATGGGACTGGATCGTGGATTCTGCGAAAGCCGCATGGGATTGGCTGGTCAATTTCCTGAAGTCCGTACTTGACTGGATTGTGCAGCTATTCCTGAACTGGACTCTGATCGGGCTGGTTATCAAGCACTGGGACACGATCGTGGCTGCATTCCGGTCCGCGATGGACTGGGCGAAGAACATCGTGAATACCGGGATCCAAAAGGTCTTGGGCTTCATCAACAACCTCAAAACCATCCCGGGTCGCGTCGGAACGTTCTTCCGCAACATGGTGACCGCCGCGGCCAACCAGATTCAGCAGCTGATCGCTCGTGTGCGCAGACTGCCCAGTCAGATCAAGTCCGCAGTGGGTAATCTGAAAAACCTCCTCGTCTCCGCGGGTAAAAACATTATCCGGGGTCTGATTAACGGTATCAACAATATGATCGGCTCGCTCAAATCCAAGCTCAATAAAGTTACCAGCATGATCCCGGACTGGAAGGGCCCGGAACGTGTAGACCGACAGCTCCTGTTCGACACCGGCCGCACCATTATGGGCGGTCTCGAACACGGTATCACTGCAGGACTGCCCGGGCTACGCTCCACGCTGCGGGATGTCACCCGCGAAATCCCACACAACATTCGGGCTAATGTCTCGCACGCCGGTGCCACGACACACACGCTGGAAATCAACGTGACCGGTGCCGACGAGGAAATGGCACGTCTCATCCGGAAGATGGTACGTGTGCGCGGCCGCGGCGACGTTCAGCGCGCGTTTGGGGGTTGACATGACGTTTCCGGCAACACCACTGCCAGTCCACGTGGAAATCTACGTAGACGGGCAGTGGGTAGACATCACCTCAGATGTGTACACACGTGAGGACATCGTGATCTCCCGGGGGCGACGTGACGAAGGTGTGGACACGGACCCCGGGAGCTGCTCGTTCATCCTCAACAACCGCGACGGGAAGTACTCCCCGCGAAATCCGCGCTCACCGTACTACCGGAAAATCGGCCGGAACACCCCGATCCGCGTATCTGTGGAGTGGGAAGGGAAGAGGATCCCCCGGTTTTTCGGGGAGATCTCTGCGTGGCCACCGCGGTGGGACCTGTCCGGTCGCGACGTGTACGTGCCTGTCGAGGCGTCCGGTGTGCTCCGCCGTCTAGGTGCGGGGGCTGAGCCGCTAAGGGACGCGCTGTATCGGTACCTGTTGGCTCAGTCCCCGCGCTCCTACTGGCCAATTACGGACGGCCCGGAGACTTGGTGGGCACCTTGCGTGAGTGGCCGCGGCGGACGGTTCATCCCCGTCGTGTACGTGGGGGACTCGGCACGCCGCCCTCAGTACCAGGAACAGGAGCTCGCCGAGTGGCTGGCACCGGTGGCGAAGGTGACCGATGCTGAACGAGGTGTGTGGCGTGGTCAAATCTACGACCAGGGCTCGACCTCGTGGGCAGTTGACTTTATCCGCGTAGGTCCCGGTGGATTCGACTCGCTGGAGATAGAAACCGGTGGCACGGGGACCAATGCGGATCCCTACATTTCGTGGCACTTGGGATTTGACCACGCGTACCAAGAACTGTTCGTGACGTACTACACGCTGGGAGCTACCGCGAGTTCCGTGGTGAGCATCATCGGTGGCTTCTCGGACCCTGAATCGTTCACGGAGACACCGCACCTGTACCGCTTCGCAGTATCCCAGTCGGGGAACAACGTAGTAGTGCGGGTCTACCGCGATGGGCAGCTGCTGCGGAGTGTGCAGGATAGCGTGCCGCTGAAACCCATCACCGCCGTGGCATACAACTGGTGGGTTCCCGATGACCAGATCGCCACGCACGCCGGACTAGGCCACATTGCCGTATGGAACGGCAACGGCCCTGCTCTGGGGGAACTAATGTCCGCATTTCGCGGCCATGCAGGGGAGGCTGCAGGTCGCCGCATCGAACGGGTATGCGCAGAAGCCGGGATCCCGTTCCGTGGCATCGGGGACCTGGATGACACCCAGCCCGTGGGCCCACAGGAGCCCACTGTTCCGCTTGAGCTGATCCAGCAGGCGGCCGCAGTGGATGGCGGTGTGCTCTATGAGGATCGCGAGTCCGCGCAGCTGGTTTACCGTACACTGCGTTCCCGCTACAACCGTGGGGCACTGTTGGAAGAGGAGGACTAATGTTCACCGACGCATTCTTTGACTACGCGCTTGACGGCGCAGTAGCGAACGCCGGAACGGCTAGCCTGCACACCGGTAACCCGGGGTCGACTGGCACCAACGAGGTGAGCGGCGGTGGCTACACGAGGCAGAGCATCACGTGGGGCTCCGCGAGTGGTGGCATCGTAGAGACATCCAGCCCGGTCACGTTCAATGTTCCCGGGGACACCACGGTACAGTACGTGGGCCTGTGGGACGGGACCACGTTTCTGGGCTATCTCACCTTGGAGAGCCCGGAGACGTTCTCCAGCCCGGGAACGCTCGAGGTGACAACGCTGCACATTTACGCCGACAATCCGTAGTGGGAAGGGGGGGACCATGGTGCTGGTCCAAAACCGCTTGTATGGGCCGCTGGAAGAGGTCCCCACCAACGCATCCCTGGCTGCCACCTCGTCTACCAGCCTTCAGGTCACCATTGAGAGTGCGGACCCACCGGTGGGCGGCCGAGCGGTGTACGACGATGCCCGCACTGTCCACGACCTGAACACGATCCGCATCGACTCGGGTCACCACCGCGGTAACACTCCGCGGCTGATCGTCCCGCTGCCCTCGTCTGGTCCCTGGTGGGCACGGTTTTACCTGTGGGTACCGGGACTGCAGGCAGCGGGACACGGGATTAACGAGGTGCGCTGGGCCGCGCATTTCCCGACCGCGGGGATGGGATGGGTGGTTCACGAGACCGCGTCCGGCAACATCGGGACTCGGCTCCAACCTGACGATCTGGCCGCAACAGCTATCAACTGGTCAGAAGAGTCGGGGAATGCGGTCCCCATCAGCCAGTGGTGGCTAGTTGAGTTCCACACCGATGGGAGCACTTTCTTCGAGTCACGGGTGACGAACCCTGCTGGTGACCGTACACGTATCCACCGCTGGGATGGGTACACGTTCCATGACCAGTTGGTGCTGACCGGGTACCGCTACCGCCGCGGCATCATCCTGCTCCCTGGCCAGTCGGACGCGTCGCGCGGGGATACGGAAATCACCGCCATGCAGGAAGCGCTGCTGGAGCTGGGGTATCCGCTGCCACAGTTCGGTGCGGATGGCGACTATGGTGGGGAGACAGTTGCCGCAGTCCAGGCGTTTCAGGCTGACTACGGGCTCCTCGTTGACGGTATCGCTGGGCCTGAAACATGGTCCGCGATTGACCTTGCGCTGCGTCTTCACCGCGGCCAGGGCTACCCACCATCGCTGTGGGTATCTCACGTGGCTGTTGCTGATGACGGTCCACTCGGCCCCGCACCACCGCCGCGCTGGGCGTGGGCGATGCACTGGCTGACCATGGACGGTCACGCTGAGGCACGCCGAGCTGGTGCGACAGCGTCTGGCAGTCTGAGCTTTGGTGGTCACGCATCGGGGTACGCGGTACCGCAAGGTGCGGCCGTGAGTCGTTTCACGGTAGACGGTGCTGCAGTTGCGGGTTCTCGCACCGCGGCCACGGATGCGCTCGGCGGGATGTGTGTGGGATCCCACCTCGTCGAGGTGCTCCACCACGGCCGTGGGAGTGCACTCGGCGGCATGGTCGCGGGGGAGTTCGCCACAGCGCGCAAACACGGCACGTGCGTGGCACGAGGTGGGGTTGCGTTCAGTGGCCAAGCGCGCACCGACACCGCGGTGTCCGTGGTGCTGGACTACAGCGCGGGGCATATCAGCGAGCCCTGGGAGCCGATTGAGGATGACCAGCGGCTAGCCAACGACGTGACCGTGAGCATGCCTAGGGGGACCGAGTATCGCGCGGTGCTGGAGGAAGGCGCACTGTCGGTGCAACCGCCTCCACTGGGTGTGGGCCGCTACGAGCAGTCCGAGACTCTGCACGCGGCACATGAGCGTCAATTGTGGGACCTGGCACACTGGCGGCTACACCTGGGCACGTGGGATGACGCTAGATACCCTACGGTCACGATCAATCTCGCGCGCAACCCTGACCTCGTCGACATCGTGGCCGTTCGAGACTCGGGGGACGCGCTACAGATCATCAACCCACCGCCGTGGCTACCACCGGAGCCCATCGAACTGCAGATCGAGGGCTACGAAGAGCGTCTCGGCCCGCACACGTGGGAAGTAACGTTCAATGCCTCGTCCGGTGGGCCGCTGCTCATCGGCGTGATCGCTGACCCGGATGGGGACGTGGGCCCGCAAGACCAGTGCCGCGCGGACACTGCAGGTGCGGAGCTGGCTGAGGACGTTAACGCCACGCAGACCACGTTCACGGTGCGCACCACTCGAGGGCCGCGCTGGGTGACCACGGAAGAAGAACCCGGCGCGTTCCCCGTAGACATGTTCGTTGGTGGGGAGCTTGTACGCGTGACCTCGATCTCCGGAACTGGCACCACTCAGACGTTTACTGTGCAGCGCGCTACCAACGGGATCCGCAAACCCCATGCGGCGGGAACGGAGATTCGGCTGTTCCGCGGAGCGATTGTCGGACTATAAGGAGTGGGGACCATATGTACATGTGGAAAGCTGGTGAGCTGATCACCGCGGAGAAACTGTCTCCAAAAATTCTCGCTGGTGAGGTGCTCATTCAGTTCAATCAACCGGTTTCTGACTATTACCGTGGCGAGGCCACAATCACGTTTCCGAGTGGGTTCTTCACGGAGACCCCCATGGTGTTGCTGACTGCACGCACTACGGTTCCCGGCACGTTCATCACCGTGGCGTACTCCGCCAAATCGGTGAACGGTTTCACTATCTACGCTGCCCGGTATACCACTACCGCAACGTGGATTGACTGGATGGCGATTCAGGTACCCGGTATGTGAGGTCGTTATGGATGTTAAACGCGTAATCGAAATCGCGCACGGGGAATTGGGGTATCGAGAAACCGGGAACAATATACAGAAATATTCCCCCGCGGTTCCCGGACTCGAATGGAGCCAAGGCCAACCCTGGTGCGCAACATTCACCTGCTGGGTGTTCCTGCAGGCAGGCGGGAGGCCGAATGAAGACTTCCCCCTCACCGCGTCTTGCCTCCAGCAGGTGGCGTGGGGACGTAGTCGCGGACGCTTTTATTCCACTCCCCAGGTAGGGGATTTGGCCATGTATGGTCCTAATGGTGGTACCCACGTCGAAATCGTGGTAGCCGTCAACGGGAGCACGGTGACCACGATCGGCGGTAACACGTACGGTTCGTGGGGTGGCACCTACTGGAATGGCGACGGGGTGTACAAGAAAACCCGTTCCGCGTCCGCGGCGTATGGATATGTCCGACCGGTATACAGCAGTGTGAGGGATGACATGCCCGAGTTTGTATGGTTTACGCGGAATGAAGAACTGATCCTCGAGCCCGGGAAATGGACCACCATTCCATTTACCCGGACGTCCGGTAAAACCGGAACTTACCGCGACGTGGTCAAGGGCCCGGCACACTACGTGCTTTCCGCTAGCGTGGTCCTGGAAGGCAAGGCACTGCCCGAGGGTTCCGAAGTGCAAATGCGCGTCAGCCATTTCCGCAGAGACAGCTACACGCTCCCTACAGGCGTGTACCGCCAAGGCGCGACGGGATCAGCGGTGCAGCAAATCCAAAAAGCGCTGATCGCGCTCGGCTACTCGGTCGGTCCCGATGGCGCTGATGGTGTGTGGGGCGCGAACACCACGGCCGGACTGGTGGCATTCCAGCACGCTCAAGGGATCGACGCGGACGGGGTCTACGGGCCGCAGACACGGGCCGCAATGAGCGCTCGACTGCCCACGTCGGTGACCCAGACGATGGCAGGCCCTATCCACACGACTCGGCACGGCGGTGGTGACCACCATATGACGTACGCGATCGCCGAGCGGCTGTCAAAAGACCACATCGCGCGCGTCCGCGTCGTGCACTATGGCACGACCCCGGTACCGCTGCGAAGCGCGAAGGCCACGTGCCAGGTGTGGGGGACGTGATCCACATGGGACCGGAGCTGATCGCAGGGACCGCGGCCATCTTGGCAGCAGCTATCACCGCAGGTCCCGCATACATGACCGCGCGCAAAACGGGCCGCACTGCAACCCGAGAAGGGACAGCGACCCGCGAAGCCATCGCCGCACTGCATGCGCGTGTGGACGCGGTGGCGGAAGATGTCCACTGCCTACGCGGTGAGGTCGCCGCGGTAAGGGAGTGGCAGATAGTGCACGCTACAGAGCATGCGCTAGCAACCCGTGAGTGAAGGGGGATGATCGATGCGGCACATTGTCTCTCAGCTACGCAACCCGGTGCGGGCACGGGCTGTCATTCTGGCGGTGCTGACGCTGCTGGGAGTGGCCGTTCCGGGACTGGCAGGGATTGAGACCAATGATGCGCTGATCGGCGGCATCATGGCGCTGATGGCGATCGTTCTGGGCTGGGACCAGGCCAAGGACACTTCGCGGAACAACGATAACGAGAGCGAATAGCTACGCGCACTCCCCGGTGCTGGGACCTGTAACACCTATAGGTCCTACACCGGGGAGGTGACGTGAACCGGACGAAAATCGGGCTCATCGGGTACGCAGGCAGCGGCAAAGACACTGTCGCTGATCACCTCGTGCGCCACGGATTCGCACGCGTGGCGTTCGCGGATCCGGTGCGCGACGTGCTGTTGAGCATCAACCCCCTCGTCACGAGGGATGGGCTGCGGATACGGGAAGCAGTCGCGGCGCAGGGCTGGGATACGGCGAAACGGCAATTCCCCGAAGTGCGCGAGCTCCTTCAGGGTCTAGGCGAGGGAGTACGCACCGCGCTAGGCGAGTCGGTGTGGGTAGAGCACGCGCTTCGTCGGCTTGATGCGCTTCGCGGCCCTGTTGTGGTAACTGATGTCCGGTACCACAACGAGGCCCACGCCCTGCGAAGTCGAGGGTTTACCCTAGTGTGGGTCCGTCGCCCTGGCGTGGGGCCTGCGAACTCCCATGCCTCAGAGACCGGCATCCCAGTGGAGCGTGCGGACGTTGTGCTGACCAACGACGGGAGCATCCAAGAGCTCTACGAGGCGGTGGATGCGCTGTTGCGTGGTGGTTAGGTAGTGGATGGCCAGCGGGTTTCCGTTGGCCACACTTTTTCTGTCCTATTGGTTGCGCAGTACTGAGCAAGTCTGTTATAGTGGAATTGCACGAAGGGAAACGTCCCACCAACGCACACACAAGGAGGTTCCAATGACCAGCTTCGCCGCCCGCCACGCCGCCGCCCGTTCCTTCCCCATCCACGTCATTCACGGGCACGAGGTGGCCGCCGGGGACCTGATCGGGTTCCGCGAGTCCATCACCGGTGAGGAGCGCTTTGCGCGCTACATCCGTCCATTGGGAGATGGTCTCCACTTCGTGGCGTTCGATGAGAACGATGAGATGGAGGGGTTCAACGACGTCGTCCGCGAATGGCAGATTTTCGCACTGTTCCGGGGTGAGGACGAAACCGACATGGTGGTGATCAACCGCCGTCGTCGGCCCTGACCGGCCGGTCGGCCCCGGGGAAATCCCGGGGCTTTTTCATGCACACTGGCGGAAAGCCACCTAACCTAGTTACGCAGTACTGATCAATGGGATATGGTGGTACCCCAACGCACACACTACTAGACGCACATGGAGGCATCATGACCGCGAACAACCGCCCAAGCCGCCCGGAGCGCGTGGTCCTCAGCGAGAACGGGCCCGAGATCATCGGACTGGTGTCATGGCGTGGCGATAACCCCGCTCGGCCGTGGCGAGCATACCTGCTGGGAGTGGGGTATTTGTCGTTGCGCTACACAACCCCGGAACAGGCAGTGGAAGCGGTGCGCCGTGGACAGCGGCTCAACGCCCGCGCGCTCTCGGAACAGCAGCGGAACGCGCTGCGCTACATCGTCGAGAACGGATCGCTGCACATGTCGGCAAGCGCGTACCGCGCTGCAGGAGTATCCGCGCGTCATGTCACCGCACTCCTGGAACGCGGAATGTTGCGGGCGTTCCGGAAGGGTGAAGCGGTCTACGTGGAAGCCACGGAACACGGCCGCCGAGTAGCGGAACGGAAGTAGCGGAGCGGAAACAGCGGAACGCTGGCGGAACGGAAGTCCCGGACCACTGGCGGAACGGAACAGCAGCGGAACGGAAGTAGCGGAACGGAACGGAGAACCCACGAGTGAGCGGAAAAACGCGGTCAAACGCCATCCCCTGGACAGCGTTCCTACTCGGTGCGGGAGCCAGTATCGCCGCGAACGTGGCCCACGCCGCGGAACGGAACAGCAGCGGAACGGACATCGGTGCCATGCTGTTTGCGGCATGGGCACCGGTAGCGCTGCTGCTGGTTGCGGAAATGATGGTCCGCGGGCAACGTCCACGCGGACTACTGTCACTGGTGGAATGGGTGGGAGCCTTCCTCGTCGCGCTGGCCGCGGCCGTAGTTTCCTACGGTCACATGCGCGGCCTTCTCCTCCAGTACGGGGAGTCGGAACTCGTGGCAGTCCTGCTGCCGCTGTCTGTAGATGGGCTAGTGGTAGTTGCTTCGGTGGCCCTTGCTGCAGGTAGACGGAACAGAGCGGAACAGCAGCGGAACGAGGAACGGAACGAAGAGCGACAGCGGAACGAAGAGCGGAACGAGGAACGGAACGCGGAACAACAGGGGGACGAGGAACGGAACGCGAAACGGGAAGAGGAACGGAACGGGGAACGGAACGGAGAGCGGAACGAAGAGCGGAACGAGGAACAGCAGCGGAAGGCGGAACGGAACGTCCGCGTTCCGGTAGTGGAGGTGGGATCCCCTACGACCGTTCCGGTGTCCGTGGCACCGCCACACAGCGCGGAACGCCGTTCCGCTGTCGAATGGGTCGCGGAACAGCTCCGGAACGGCGCTACGCTCACCGGAGCGGAAATCGGAACTCGCTACGGACGTACGGACCGCTGGGGACGGAACGTACTCCGTGACGCTCGCCAACAACTAGCCGCGACAGTTCCGGCGTAACGTCGACATCGGCCCCGGGAAGCGTTGCCCGGGGCCGTTGTCCCGTACTGCGCAACCCGCTAGGCTGTACTCCACGCGTACAGGAATGGGGGATATCCGCATGTCAGACACACAGATGAGCCAAGGACAAATCACAGCGCGCACCATACGCCGTATATGGGACCTGCTGCGGGAACGAGAACCACAGCTGCCAGCAGTCACCGTGAACGTAGTCCCCACGATCGGACGCACGAGTGCGTGGCTGAGGTTCACGCCCTCACTCGGCGACACACACGTGCTGCAGGCACTCCCCGATGCGCTAGCTCGCCCCCCTCGTGAGGTGGTGTGCCAAGTCGCCCATGAAGCGGCACATGCCCTTGCACACGTTCTCGGGGTTGCGGACACCTCCAAGCGAGGCCGATACCACAACTCGCGGTTCCGCGCACTAGCGGAACACATGGGACTGGAGTGGCGCGGTGGCAATCCCCCTCAAGATGTGGGGTACGCGGACATGAGGCTCCCCACCGAGATCGGAGAATGGGCAGCATGCGTGGCGGAAGCGGCCGTAGGACACAGCGAGTGGGAGGCCATTCCGGAACGGAACGCCAAGCGGAACACCGGAACGCGGGACACCGGAACGGAACGTTCCCCACACAGTCGCAACCGTCGCCCGAAGGCGGTGTGCCGCTGTGTTCCGGAACGGCCACTATGGCTGTCCCGCACCGTGCTGAACGCACAGACCGTGGCATGTACGCAGTGCGGGGAGCTGTACCGTCCCGCAGAAGAGGCATGACAGTACTAACGAAAGGTCCCGTGAATCTTGCCACGGGACCTTTTCTTGTGTATCCACCCGGTATGATAGACGTATGACACAACTACAGTTAGTAACTCCACCGCGAGATGACGAGGCCACGGCGCTCCGAGACGACGCACCTGTACACGAGCTCATCGACCGTGGCGCGAAATTGGTGCGCGACTATGTGAGGCTGCAGGGCCGTGCGACACAAACAGCGCGCAACCTAGCGATGGTCGTGCTGCATCTGCGGGCACGCTACCGGGACAAAGACGGTTGGCCAGATCTGTGCGGCACATCCCCGGGATACCGGGAAGCAGTTCAGCAGCTGTACGAAAAGGCAGGCATCCCCAGCGACTCAGAGGCATCCCTACAGTCGCTGATCAGGTATCACGTGTCCGCGCTGCGGATCGACTACATGCGCGCTAACGGGCTGTACACGCCGGAAGCGTTGGCGCACTACGGCATCACCCCAACACCGCCAAAAGAAAGGCAGGCAGAGCGCCGAGAGCGTCAGCGGCAGCGTGCGGAGACTGCGCTACGTCGACTAGAGGCCATCACAGTGCAACCCGACAGTCCACCGGAAGACGTGGTACGTGCGGTGAACCAGCTGGCTGAGGACGTACGAAACGTGACCGCGGCACGAGATGCGGTGTCTGCCACCGTGGCGCTGACCGGGAAACCGCGAGAGACGATCCAGGCCGCGATAGCGTCACTTGAAGAAAGCGTGGCAGTACTGCGCTCCGCGCTGGGGTAGCAACGCTGCGTAGTAACACGACGTAGAAGCCCCGCTGTCCGAACGCGGATGGCGGGGTTTCTTCGTGGGTGTGACGAAGTGACGAATTGGAGGTCGATTTTCGATTGTCTATACGTGTGTATAGGACAAACCTGAAACACCCCTCAATTCGTCACTTCGTCACACTGCCGCGGCTACGTCGACCAGAAAATTTTCTGCCGCGACACGCGCGCTCCCCAAGATGTGGACCTGTAACTAGAGACAGATCCGGAAGGAGCGACGTGGCGATCCGAACCCTCACAAGGTGCGGAGCACGTCGACCAGAAAATTTTTCTGCCACGACCCGCGCGCTCCCCACGCTGCGGACCTGTAACTAGGAATACAGCGAAAGGAGCGACATGACGATCCGAACACTCACGCGCGGAGGAGCGCGCTGGTATGTGGATCCCGACACTGGTACGAAGGTCCCTGGCGTGACCTCGATCATCAACGTCCTGGACAAACCGTTCCTGTCACCGTGGGCTGCGAAGATGGTGGCGGAGTTCGCGGTGGAGAACTGGAATACGGTACAAGGCCTGATTCAGGCAGATCCCACCGCCGCGGTAGACCTGCTCAAGGCTGCGCCACGACGGTACACGCAAGCACGCGCGGAACTGGGCAGCAAGGCCCACGACCTGTTTGAACGCATGCTTCGGGGAGAGTTCCCGCGGTACGTCGAGCAGGATCTGATTCCGTACCGCGACCATTTTGCGGAGTTCTTGGACACCGTACGCCCTGAGCTGGTAGCCGCTGAGGACGTTGTATGGTCCGATCGGTTTCAGTACGCAGGGAGTTTTGACGCTCTTCTGCGTATCTGGCTGGCACCGGACCGCACTCCTACCCCGGACCGGTCGGGTACCCCACATTTGATCATCGTGGACTGGAAAACGTCCCGCGACGTGTACCCCACTGTCTCACTACAGCTGTCCGCGTACGCGTACGCAGATCGTCTGATCAGCGCGGACGGTACTTCCCGGGCTATGCCTCGTGTGGATGGTGGTGCGGTACTCCATGTGACCCCGGAGCGGTGGTCGCTGGTACCGGTCCGAGTGGATGCGGAGATGCATCAGGTGTTTCTGGTTCTCCGTGAGGCACTCACGTGGCAGCGTGAGGATGCACGAGCAGTGTTGGGATCCCCGTTGGCGACTGGCGGACAGCTGCTGACCGGTACACAGCGGAGATCCTAGGAGAGCGAGATGTCATTTGAACACATGTCGCATGCAGCTAGGTATGACATGGAGCGTGCTGCAGTGGCTGTAGCACGCTTGCAGGTTCTGTCCGCCGCGGTCCCGCTTATCGGACGTGAAGAGGCGGTAGAGCTGGCACGTGAGGTGGTCTTTCACGGCACCGCGCCCATGGACGAGCTGATCGCTGAGCTGTTGGGCATCCGGGAAGACGAAGACGAAGAAGGCACCGAGTAGTAGNAGTAGGAGTTACTAATGGTGAAAGTTAGGATTTTCGAGACTGATCCCGACGCAGCTCCTAAAAAGCGCATGACATTCCCGGACGACGTGGTGGGCCGCGTTCGTTCTGGGAAAAGCGTCAACGGTCGCCCGGTGAGTCTGTCCACGTGGCGTATCACTACCGGTGACCCGGAAGTCGCCAACGCCGTGGCGAGCGCGTACGGGGGAGAGGTTGCCGAGTGGGAGACCGCTAAGGAAGACAATCTTGAGGTGATCACGGAGACCGACACACTTCCGGTGATCATCTCTGACCCGGACGTTATCTCCGCTCGCCTGGTTCTGTGGGGACTGGGCGGTACTCGCATTCACGAGTGCGACGGGGTCACTTTCCTGGACGAGGATCGCCGCGGTCAACCGTGCGGATGCCCGGAGCTGCTGGCTGAGCGGAAGGCCGCGGCAAAAGCGGGGCGTGGCCCCAAACCCGATGTGCGGATTCGGTTCAGACTGGCGGATGACCCGGAACTTGGTGAGTTCCGGTTTCAGTCTGCCAGTTGGGACTTCCTGAGCTACCTGCACATTTATCAGGAGGAACTGGAAGCGGTGGGTGGCCCCGCAAGGTGTGACCTCGTGTTGGAGAACGTCACGTACGTGCCTAAGGGCGGTCCCATGGCGGGACGTCAGGTGAGCTACCGTCGCCCGGTACTCCGAGTTTTGGGAGCAGCATCGCAGTAACAACCGTGCCCGGGATGGTCGCATGGCTGTCCCGGGCCCTACTTTTCCCACAAGCACACATAAGGAAGACACACTCATGAACGCACACACTCGTCCTGCTGCACAACGGTCCGCTAGGGAGTTCGCCCCCATCAGGGAAGCGCTCCACAGTGTCCCGGATGTGCCACGTCACATCCTCCAGCATTTGGAGCGACTGGAGGAGCGCTACGCTCGCGCGCTCGAGGGAGTGGATCACTGGCAGGCCCAGTGGGCTGCCGCGACCAACCACGCCCAACGCAGTATCGCGGAAGCGCACGCACGTTCCGCAGACTGTGTTGAGCATGGTCGCGAGATCATCTATCTGCGGGAACGTGTCGAGCTCCTAGAGGCGGAGTTGGATCAGGAGCGTGATATGCGTGCGCATCTCACCGCGCTCTATAGCGCGCTGCGGGACGCTGTGCACAATGCCCAGAACGCAAACATGGCTCGTCAACGTCAAGGGGAGCTCGTCAGCGACTCGCTGACTCTCAGTCTCCACCGCGTAGAGGCTGTGGTGAAGCGCATCCACAACGCACTGACACGAGTGCGGCGGAAGACGGACAAGAAACGTGAGGCGATTTACGCGCGCACCGAACGTGCGCTGAAGGAACTGCTAGGGGATGGCTGATGAGCACACCGACTATGACTCAACGCGAACTACCGCCGAGTGTCGGGGAGCGCAACCCTGCCGCACTTCTCACCACGGATAAGGTCCGCGCGCTGCGCGCTGCCCATGCCGCTGGGGCACAGCTCTCCTATCTCGCTAGAGCGTTCGGTATCAGTGAGCGCGCGGCCCGCCATGTGGTCCAGCGAACCACATGGCGACACGTCGACTAGCCCCGCACACCATGGGACTCCGGGAGTCAACTCCCGGGGTCCCCCTTTTCTAGGTGGAGAACAAGTGAGCATCGAGACGTTTCGCGCACACTGCAGGCTGCAGTTGGAAACCCCGGAGGTGGCATATATCCCGTGGGGACTCAGACCGCGGTGTGACCTCCCGTTCTCCTCGTGGGCGGAGTTCGAGCAGCACGTGAAGGATGTACACCCGAAGCATTACCGAGAGAACCGCGCACGGCACCGCACCAAGCCGCCCATACGTCCCACGAGGGGGCGTTTCGGCCGCCCGGCCGTGGCATACGACCGTCAGGCCGTGGCTCCGGGTACGTGGTTCACGTACCGCGGACTTCGGTGTCAGGTTGTGGGTCATGTCTCTCGGGACCGCATCCGGTTTCTGATCCACGTTCCGCACGGGGAACCGGGACCGTCCGACAACCGTACGGCGGAGGTCGTGGGCAGTACGGACGACTACGTCCTGTGGACCGCCACCGCTCCTGCTGCTCACGTGGCGGACGCGGTGGCCGCTAGCAACTAACCGTCACCGACCGGCCCCGGGAACTACCCCGGGGTCCCTTTTTCTAGGTGGAGGACATCTTGCATTTCGTGGTGTCGGAGAACCGCGCACCGACCGGGGGAGTCTTGCGGTTTCTGGGTCCGGACGATCGTGTGGATGTGTACCGGTCAGCGCTTCGCCGAGTCGACTGGGCTGATCTTTCTCAGGCGGTTATGACCGCGTACGCGCGCGGTGCTGATGTGCGACTGTTGCAGCAGGAGGATGCTCGTGGCTAACCCGAACAAGCGCCGAGGGACTCGGTGGGAAACCGAGTTCGCACGCTACCTCAACCGAGAGCTGGGGCTCGTGACCCCTGATGGAGACGAGTTCCTAGATCCCACATCCCCACTGAACGCACGTCGCCAAGCCCAGCAGGGGGTAAACGACGTAGGGGATCTGTGGGTAGTCCCGTTTGTCGTGGAGTGTAAAAACACGGCACGTCACGAGCTGCCCGCGTACGTTCGCCAAGCCGAACAGGAAGCGCGGAACGCTGGACTGCCTTTCGGTGTGGCCGCGGTGAAAGTTCGTGGTCGCGGTCCCCACGAGTGTTTGGTGGTCATGTCCGGTGCGACCTTCGTGCGCGTGGTCAAAGAGCTCCGGCAATAAGCCCGTTACACCGCAAGCGCGGAACCGGTTTCTCAGGTAAACACACTGCGAGGGGAATTATGCGCGACTTCAACAAGTTCCTGGAGCGTTTTCCGCACGTTGTCAACGAGGGCCGCAACATGGTGGTGCACTGTCCTGCACATGATGACCAGCGGCCTTCTCTCGCGCTGGCGGTGACTGACGAAGGAAGGCTGCTGATGACGTGTCGTGCGGGATGCGAGACCCCGGACGTTCTAAAACGACTCGGCATGCAGGAACGCGACCTGTTTCAGTGGACCGCGCCTGCACAGCTTATCACTACACAGCCTGACCAGGTGGGCCCTGCAGAGATCGCCGCGGTCGCCGCATACGTGGACGCTACGTCCAAGCGGCTTCGGGAACAGTACACCGATGATGCCCGTCTAGCCGCCGAGTATGTGGAGCGGCGGTTCGGGTTGACCGCCGATCAGGCCGCGGACCTTGGTGTGGGGGTTGACCCGGGTGGCGACGTGTTCACGCTGCCGTATCTGTCCCGCACGTACCGCGCTTTTCCGCGACTGGTGGTCCCCCTCTACGACCGCTACGGCACTGTGCGTGGCCTGCAGGGTAGGGACCTGACTGGGAAGTGCCAAGCCCGGTGGGTGAGCCTGAGCAACCCCCCGGGGAAGGTGTGGCAACGATACGGATTTTTGCGCGGTGGCGGCTCTTACGGCGTAGTGGTCATCACCGAAGGACCGGGGGACGCGCTCACCGCGGTCGCCGCAGGATATGACGCTGTGGCGGTCCGTGGTGCAGCGATGTCGAGTGAGGCGCTCGCGAGCGAGTTGGCGGAAGCTCTGAGGGACTCCCTCGTCGTGGTAGCGGGAGACGCTGACGAGGCGGGGCAGCGGTTCACCCAGACGATCTCCACCGCGCTCCGCAACCACGGGGTTGAGGTACGACACCTGGTCATCCCCACCGCCGGGGATGATCTCACCGACTGGAGGGGCCGCGACCCGGAAGGGTTTCCAGGGAAGCTCCACGAGGCGGTGCGCGCTGCTCGTCCTGTACGCACTCCGGAAGAAGAGCGGCGCATCAACGTCGAGGAGGCGCTGAGGAGCACCGGACTGGACACGATCACACGTGAAGACGGGGAACGCGCCGCGGAGCTGTACCGGGCGTACCGAGACCGGTTCGGGGAGGCGGATACGGACGTTCTGCGAGCGCACGTGCTCGTGGCATTCGCGGACGACCGGATCCGCCACGCTCCCGGTCTGGGCTATTTCGTGTGGGACGGACGCTGCTGGGTACCGTCCGAGGCTCGTGTGCGACAAGAGATCCATCGTGTAGGAGCCGCGCTAGCACTGGCAGGAAAAACCCAGGAGGCAAGAGGATTCCTAACTACCAAAAACATCGACCATATCATTCATGAGCTGCGTGCTATTCCTAGTGTGAGTGTTCGCGCTGGGGATTTCGACGCTCGTGCGGATCTGCTGTCCGTCCGAAACGGTACCATCGATCTGCGTACGGGAACGTTGCGTCCTCACCGCCGTGAAGACATGATTACCCGCTACGTGGACGTGGAATATCGGCCGGATGCCACATGTCCCCGGTGGGAAAAATTCCTGGAGGAGATTTTCCCTGACCACCCGGAATTGCCCGCCTATATGCAGCGGCTTATTGGGTATGGGATTACCGGGAGCACCTCAGAACAGTGTTTCGCTGTGCTGTGGGGTAAAGGTGCGAACGGGAAAAGCGTGTTCATGGACACAGTCACGTCTGTGTTTTCTGCGATTTCCCGTACCACACCGTTCAGCACGTTTGAGGAGCGTCCGAACAACGGTATCCCTAACGACTTGGCCGCGTTGCGTGGGGCGAGAATTGTCAGAGCATCTGAGGGCGACCACGGCAAACCCATGGCGGAAGGTGTGCTCAAACAGGCCACCGGTGGAAACGTGCTGGTGGCACGCTTTTTGAGGCAGGAGTTTTTCGAATTCGTGCCTACATTTCTGTTGCTGATGGACACAAACCACAAGCCCAGGTTCCGCGGTCAGGATGACGGTTTGTGGCGCAGAGTAAAAATGATCCCGTTTAAACGGCGGTTCGCGCCTCACGAACGTGACTACGGGCTAACCGATAAACTCCGCGCGGAGGCGGAGGGGATTCTTGCGTGGGCAGTACGCGGTGCTGTGACGTGGTACCGGGATGGTCTACAGGATCCAGAAGTGGTCCGTAACGCAACCCGGGAGTACCGCGAGATCTCGGACGCTCTGGCGGGTTTTCTGCCCGGGGTTCTCGAGAAGACCGGTGACCCCAACGACCGATTGCTGGGGAATGCCGCATTCAACGCATACCTCGACTGGTGTGAGGCAGAAAACCTGCATCCGCGAGAACGGTGGACACGGCGCACGTTCTACGCTGCGCTGGAAGAGCGCGGTATTGACCGCATCAAAACCAGACAAGGTCAGGCACTCGTTGGAGTGCGGCTAGCCGCAAACTCCCCCACTGCTGTAGACAACGCATCACCGCAGAGTGGGGATCGCGACGTGTTCGGACAAGCACGCTAAGCATGGCCCCCGCGCGTTGAGCGTGGGGGCCCTTTGCCCGTTAGGAGAGTCATGCGCATCACACATGAACGTATGGGGGATGTCAGGTGGACACAGTACGTGGTCTGTCGCCCCGACGATATCCCCGTGTTTCGCGACTGGGTTGACCGCATGGCCCAGCGTGGCACACCGGTGGGAGTCGACACCGAGACCACCGGCCTGAACGTGTACCAGCCATCGCACCGGCTACGCCTGATCCAGTTCGGTACTCCGGAAGAGGCGTGGCTGTTGCCAGTCGAGCACGGGGAGGTGTTCGCTCACGCTGCTCGATACGCGCTCCGCACGCTGCCGAAACTGGTCATCCACAACGCGTCCTATGACACTCTCGTCGTGGACCGCCACCTAGGCATTCCGGTAGAGGAACTGTGGCCGCGTATCCGGGATACCCGCATTTACGCGCACTTGTATGACCCTCGTCGGGAGTATGAGGGCGGCACTGGGCATGCCCTCAAAAACCTGGCAGCGCACTATGTGGATCCGCATGCTACGGATGGTCAGCGGGAACTCGCTGCAGTGTTCCGTGAGCACGGGCTCACCCGGGAGAACGGTTGGGCTCAACTCCCGCTGGATACTCCGGCCTTCCTCACGTATGCAGGTGCGGACGTGGTGCTCGTGACCCGTTTGCTGCCTCATCTGCTTCGCGCGTGTGAGGACGCTGCTATCCCGGCAACATTGGCGGAGTACGAACACCGCATTGCCCGTATTGGGACCATCATCCGCCGTAAGGGGATGCGGCTGGACCTCGACTACACAAAGTCGCTGGTGGATGAGCTGGAAAACGAGGCTGCCCACTACGCCGCGGTGGCTCGTCGGTACGGGGTTACATCCGTACACGCTACAGCCCAGGTAGCGGACGCGCTCCAGGCCATGGGAGAAACGCTGGTCGAGAAAACATCTACGGGACAGCTGGCGGTGGGCAAAGAAGTTTTGTTGCCGCTGGCAGACCTGGACACACAGTGGCGACGCGTAGGAGCCCGTGAACCCAACCCGCTTGCTGACGCTGTCCTCCGCGCGAAGCGTGCTCAGAAGTGGGCCATGAGCTACGGTCACGCCATGCTGCAGCTCGTCGACCCCAGTGGCAGGATTCACCCCGACATCAACACGCTGGGCGCGCGTACCGGCCGGTGGTCCGTGTCCAACCCGCCACTGCAGCAGCTTCCGTCATCGGACTGGCGAGTGCGTCGCTGTGTCGTGGCAGAGCCCGGACACCTCATCGCCGCAAGTGACCTGGCGCAGGTAGAACTGCGAGTGCTCGTAGCGCTGGCAGGGGCCGAACGCCTCATCGAGGCGATCAACCAAGGGCAGGACCTGCACTCTTACACCACAAGGCTGGTGTTCAACATTCCCGAAAACGAGCCAGTCCCCAAAGACCAGAGGTCCCTATGCAAGACCATTTCACTGGGGAAGGCTTACGCCGGTGGGGCGCGTACGTTGGCGAGACAAACCGGTCTCCCACTGCGGCAGGTTCAAGCGGCGGTGACCAAATATGACCGGGCTCTCCCCGAGATTGCGCGGTTCTCCCGCTACCTCACCCGTATGGCACAGCAGCAAGGGATGACCGTACGTACTCCGTCCGGCCGGCTACTCCGCCTTGACCGCGACAAAACGTACACGGCGATCGCCTATCTGTGCCAATCCACCGCACGTGATGTCCTAGGTCAGGCACTGGTCGACATTGACGCCGATGGGCTACTGCCCTATGTCATCGGCGTGGTTCATGACGAGATCCTGGTCGAAGCCCCTCGTCACGAGGCACAGGACGTGATCAACGAGGTAGGAAAACGGATGCGGATGCCGTTCTTCGGGGTCCGGATCGAGTCCGAGCCCGAGATCTATGGCACTAGTTGGGGAGATGGGTACGGATGTCCGGACGACCGGAAATACACGGCGTGAACCCCTATGTGCGGGACTGTCGCACATGTGGGCAAACGCTCCCACTGGGACGGTTTCCTCGTCGACAGGGGAACCGTCGTGGAACTCGCTGCCGCGACTGCGAGTCTGCGTACCGTAAGCGCAGAACCCGGAAACAGCGCACTGTCGAACGTGATCGCAAACTGCGGCGTAGATACGGGATCACGAGTGCCGACTACACCGCTATGGCTAGGGCACAACGGTGGCGGTGCGCGATCTGTGCACGTCCCCCGTACCCCCCGGGGAGCAGGCTAGTGGTCGACCACTGCCACCGGACCCAACGGGTGCGCGGACTGCTCTGCCACACCTGCAACGCCGCACTCGGCCTCATGGGGGACCATCCCGAACGTCTCGAGAGAGCCGCGCAATACCTACGTCAGCTCTCTGCGGACACAAACACACCATTCCCCACAGTAACGGACAGACCACAAACGGACTAGCTGGTAAAACGGAAACGGAGTGTGTACTATGGAGCCGCGTCAACCACTCCCGCACATGGTTGCTACGCTCACCGCGTTCTCCCGCGCGGTAGTGCTGGCAGACGAGCTATCAACGTTGCGTAGTCCACTCTCCCCCAGGAGTAGCACTATGGCCGCTGATGGGATCCCTCGACCGGTAGAGGATGCGGTTCTCTGCCCACGTAGGCAGCGGGTGGCAGACGAGCTGCGCCGCATCACCCGGGATCCGGACGTGCGCCACGCGATCACTGTCCTGCAGCAGGCCACTGAACGTCTAACTCAGGTCATCCACGCATGGGATGACCCCACTGCCTAGCCGTTACCCCTCCACCGCCACAATGTGGGCCCTGGACGTGGCGTAGTCCAGGGCCCGTGAATCAACTCACGGAGTCGCCATGTTGGATGAACTGATTGCCACCAGATCCCCCGCACACATCGTCCGTGCCACAGTCCGCACCGCCGCACGTGCCTACGAAGAGCGTCTGGGCATTGGTCACGTCCCCAACCGTCAGCTCCCCGCGTACGGAGACGAGGGGATTGTCATCCTTGCCGCACGTTACGAAGACCAGATCCACCGCCTGGTCAGAAACTACCAGCGTAGTGCGGAGTACGCGGACCTCTACCAGGCCGCGCTAATGGCGCTGGTGGAGGTTCTGCGAGACTATGACCCGAATGGTTCTGCAGAACCTATGACCGTGGCATACCGCCACATCCAGAACGCTGTGAGGGAGACCGCTGCAGCCAGCTCCCCGTTCCTCATCTCCTCGTCCGCACATCACCGCTACTGGCGAGCCATGGAAGCGTGCGGACATGACCCGGTGCTCGCACGTGAATGGGCCTACCGTGAGGGGTTGACCGGCCGAGAACTGCAGGACATGGCGGACGACGGGGATGATATGGCGGCAGCCATCCTGGACCGCCGTATTGAACGCTGGGAGCGGGAAGGGCTAGATGTGACACAGCAACTAGACGACAAAACCGCTCGTGGCCTGTCCTACGCACAGTTCGATGCCATCCACGAAGCCGTTCATTATGTGTCCGTGGATACCCCGGTGTCGGAACTGTGTGGCGAGAACGTCACGCAGACTATCGGGGACATGGCGGAGTGCCACCGCTCGGCCGCTGCACTAGCCAGTGTGGAAACTCGGGACCTCGTACATCGTCTGCTCGATCACGTGTCTCCCCGGGAGCGTGAGGCACTGGTACACCTGACCGGACTGGGTGGCCCGGAACTCAGTGTCGCCGAGACCGCGCACATCATGGGAATCGATCCCGGACGTGTACGTTCCCTCAAGGCCGCTGCGCTGAGAAAGCTGAGGAGGGCAGTAGTCGAGCTGGCAGCAGCGTAGACACCCACAAATTCCCGGTTCTCACGCGCGCTGCCGGGGACCGGGACCTGTAACACCAATAGGCACGTACACACGAAAGGAGACGCTCATGGAGGCGTACGCACTCCCACGTGGCTACAAGGCAGTGGTGTACTCGCACCACGACGGATATGAGGTCATCCTCTACAACGATGAGAACGACGTTGTATCAACGACCCACCACACTCGCGTAGCGTTCCGGGAACTGCGCGACGCAATGGAAACACACCACCGCACCACCGTGGCACGTGGACGGTTGCGCATCCCGCTGTAGGTCTACGAGGTGGAGCGCGCGTTACCGGTTGCTCGATGAGCGCGAGTGGTGTACTGTGGAGGTGTACCGCGAAGCGAGTCGCCACGCAGTAGCGTGAATGACTCACGGAACTGTGGACGAAGGAGAAGACATGCTCCAGTGGTGGGTCAAGCGGGAAGAACGCCCAAGCCACTCGGTCATTGCCCTGTACCACGGAGACAAGCTCATTGAATCCGTGGTCACCCCCGCACGGTTCACCGAGATGCCCTTCCCGACGCGGATTGCGCGCATCATCGAGTCGGATGTCGCGTTGGAGCTAGTAGAAAAACACCTCGGCGAAGACCACACCGTTATATGGGAAGGCCGCGCCTGGTCAGTCCACTACACCGGGCCGTTGTGGGTCACCACCGCCTAACCGCTCCACACAACGCGCGTAAGTCTGTTCACGGGGCTCTCCGGCACCTCACCGGGGAGCCCTCTCTTTTGCTCGAGCTGGCCAGCACTGACCAAACCATTATGGCAAGGAGAACGCGCATGCCGGAAGAGCCCACACTGTGGAGGGACGATGACGGGGAACTGTGGATCGAGGATCCACCGGGTTATCTGCGACGCTACCAGCGAGGCACCACCAGCGTCGCTATCGAGCGTGAACGGGTAGAGGCTACACTCGGCCCCCTAACGCACGTAGACCCACGGCCGCACATCAACAGCCTGCTGCACTGGCTGAGCGACCGTACGGGCACAGAGAAGCCAGGCCGTGACTGACACTACCCCGGGGTTCTCCCCGGGGATTTTTCTCCCACGGCTTGCGCAGTACTGAGCAATGGGCTATATTAGAAGTGTCAGTCAGACAGACAAGCAGAAAGGAAACACAATGCCCGTCTTCCTCCCCGCCTTCGCCGCTGGTGTCATCATCGCCCTGATCCGCACCTCTCCCACTGTCGCGCTGGGACTGACCGCGGCCCCGGAGAACCCCGCTACCGCCACGCGCATCCTGCTGCAGCAGCTGATCACTACCCTCACTCAGGACATGCTGGCTGCTGAGGAGTCCGGGGACGCTACCGCTAAGGAGCGTGCGGAAGTGTGGCGTAGCCACGTCATCAACATCTGCGCAGACGCTATGCGCGACGAAGACTACGCCGCTCAGATGTGGGCGGAGATGGAGAAAGCCGCCAAGCTGTTCTAGCGGCACTTGAGGAAGTGCCGGGGAACAAATTCTCCGGCACTTCCCCCACAACACTTGCTCAGCACTGCTCAATCATGCTAATGTGGAAACCACAACGAAACCCCTGGAGGTTCCAATGACCAGAATCATCAACCTCACCCCGCACAGCATCCGTTTCCAGCGTGCGGACGGTACGCTCACCAACCCCATCCCCCCGGTATCACAACCGGCATGGGTCGCATCCCGAGAAGAGGAACAAACCCCCATTGACGGTATCCCGGTGCGTCGCCAAGTGCGTAGCGGAGTCACCGGACTGCCGGCACCGAAGCCGAACACCATCTACGTGGTGTCCAGCGTGGTCGCCACTGCCCTCCTGGAAGAGGGCACACACCGCAACGACGTCTACGTTCCCGTAGACATCGTCCGTGACGGGAACGGTCAGCCCGCGTACGCCCGGGGACTGGCACAGCTGGTGCGGAAGTAACAACAACGAGAGCTGCTCCCATCCCGCGTGGGAGCAGCCACATACCCCACAAAACCCACTACAGAAAGGACATGTCGAAATGCGCTACGCCAACCTGCTGAAAGCCGCCGCTCTCCGACTGGAGAGCATGTCCCCCTACGAGGGCGACCCCAAAACCCTGATCCAGGAAGCCACTGTCGGTGTTCCGCAGAGCGACCGCGGCCGAGTGATCGCCCTGTGGGACTACGCCACCACCCACATGCTGGACGTGGCCTCGACTGTCCACACCACCATGTCAACCCAGGAGGTCGCCACCGCCTGCCGGCAACTGGCGGCCGCAGTGGAAAACGGTTCTCTGGCACGTCACATCGGCACCACGATGGCACACCACGTGGAGCGGGTGATGACCGTGTTGGTCTGGGAGACCAGCCCGGAGGGTACCCGGAACCCGAGCCCGGACGTTGTGGCTCTCGCTCGGCGGGCGTACGAACTGCGGCAAGGCAACGCCGCTGCAGCCCCTGAGGCGATCGAGGTCATCAACACGCTGCCTGGAGCGTACACCTCGTGGGACCTGGTGGTGGTGTGTCGGGAAGCGGCCACCGCCATCAAGGACCTCACGGAGGTGCTCCACTCCGCAGTGGAGGGCGGCACGGAACAGTGCCCGCAGTGCCGCGGTGCTGGATACCTGCCCTGCCCCTGCAGTGGCGACGGTTGCCCGGCCTGCGACGGTGGAGATCCCACCGCGTGGCCTTGCAGCCAGTGCGACACTCGAGGCCGCGTGAACGTGTCGACACCGACCACCGTCTAGCGCCATAACCGCATACCCCACGAGCCCCGGTGCTACCCAGTACCGGGGCTCTCTGTGTGCCTGGACATAAAAGAACCCCGGGGCACCAACCCCGGGGCTGGTCATAGTCCACTCATCCACGCACACACTCAGGAGACAATGACCACATCCACTCTACCACGTCCGCGACACAGTTTCTCCACGACAAACACGGTCCCACCGGCACGCTGCATGCACTGCCAGCGCACACACATGTGTTCACAGCATGCTCATACTACATACACATGTGCACATCGACGCTGAACAGCACATACACCGCCTACACCCACAAAAAAGAAGACCCCGGACACTACACCCGGGGCCCTTGATCCCTCCTACTCGTCCAAGGTTTTCCCAGCCTCACGTGCCCACTGCCTGAGCGTCCCCATCCGCCACACCGGGGAACGCCCGAACACCCGGTCCGGCTTTGGGAGACGACCTCGATACCGCTGCTGGCGGATGGTGGCGTACTGAACCCCCAGCATCTGTGCCAGCTCCTGCATGTCCACGTACTCGTCATCGGATCGAGAAATCATGGCACCAGTGTAGACAACAAAGCGACAACCGGGTATGCTGTAGGCATCAAGTCGACAGAAACCGCATCAACCACCACTGCGGTACCAACCAGAAAGGAGCACCACCATGGCAAAGGCGACCATCATCAAGGTGGAAACCCCCGGTGAGCTCTACTGCCACATCCAGGGCCACCAACCACAGCCCTGCTACATCGAGGTCGACCTTGAGAGTGGCACCATCTCCGCCACCTACGACCCGGAAATCGGGGGAGCTATCCCCAAGTCGGTTTGGACCGGATACGTCCGCCGTTTCCGGATCCCGCCGCTCACCGCGGACGTGGCCAACGCCACCATGGAGAAGATCAAGCCGCTGGTGGAAACCATGCTGGACAACTGGGAAGAAGAATGGGATGGCAACGACTGGCGGGCCCACCTCCTTCCGGAAGGGCTCCGCGCTCAGGAGCAGATCTCGGAGCTGGTGGAAGAAAACCCCGACTACTGGTTCCCGGAAGACGTGGTTTTCCCCCTTGAGGAAGTCGACTGGTTCCCCTACGTCAAAGACGAAGTGACCGCCGACTCCACCAACGAACAGCTGGAAGAGCTGGCACGGGAAACCGTGGCAGACCTTGAGAAGGGCGTTCCCAGCGGCGTTCTGCCCGATGACGCCTACGAAGACATCCTGGAACGCCTGACGAGCTACCGGGAAGAGCTCCGGGAAGAAGACTCCGAGTAGACAACGCCCCCACACTCCAGTACAGTAGGGCACGTGCTCCCGCAACTGCGGGTATCAGGATCCAAACATCCTGCTCCCCACGCATGTGGGGATGGTCCCGGCCTGGATTTACTCTAGGTAGGACACAAAACCTGCTCCCCACGCATGTGGGGATGGTCCCACACCAATCAGCGGACCAAGACCCGTTCACCAACCAGCGGCGAACGGGTCTTTTTTCATGCCCAAACACGAACACTCCACATGGTCGCTATACTCCTACGCACATCAGCACACACTTGGAGGCGTTCGTGTTCCCCCATTCACAGCTACTCCCACCACCAAAAACGGTGGACCTGTACGTGAGGAAATCCCGGGTTCTCTCCGAAGGCGACCGCCTACGCGAAGTCTCCATCCGGGAACAGGAGGAAATCGGCCGACACTGGGCAGCTCAGGTAGGCAGCCAAGTACGGCACGTGTGGCGAGAACTAGGCTCCGCGTACGCAGACCGGGAACGACCGGTGTTCCGAAAGGCACTCGCCGCACTACAACGCGGAGAAGTCGAGGCACTGTGGGTTTTCAGGCTGGACCGCCTTACTCGTCGAGGCGCAGAAGACGTACTCCCCATGCTGGGGAAGCACCGGGTCATCTTCTACTGGGACCGCTACGACACGCTAGACGAACACGACCGTCGCCACATCATCGATGAAGCGGAGCGTGCTCGACAGTACAGCGTCGACCTATCCCACAGAATCCACATCAGCAAGGCCCGGCAACGCCGTGACGGAGAATGGATCGGGGGAAACGTGCCGTGGGGACTACTCCTAGATCCGAAAACACGGAAGGTACGCCCCGACTACACCACACCGACCGAAGATGGTCGAACGCGTGCCCAGGTCCTACGTTGGGGAGCGGAACAGATCCTCGAAGGACGCTCAGCGCGTAGCGTGGTTGCTGAACAGAACGAACTCGGCATTCGTGGTCCCAGCGGCGGTATCTGGTACGTCACGACCTACATCAGCCTGATCACCAACCCCGCAATCGCAGGACTACAGGTAGCGGGACGCGCAAACAACGGCAAATCCCACCTGGTAGAGCCCTACCGTGACGAGGAAGGTCGACTCGTCAGCATCGGGGAAGGTGTACTCACGCCGGACGAGCGAGAACAGCTCCTCGAAAGGCTCACAAAGAACATCACCACGTTTTCTACACGTCGCCGCATCGTACGCCCCACGGCGAGACACAGAAAACACATCCTGACCGGGATCGCAGTGTGTGGCACATGCGGACGCTCCGCACCAGCATCCGGTGTGCAACAGGTGTGCGCATCAGTCACATCCGCGATCGCCACATGTCCCGCACCAGCACGAATCACCAGAGAACGCGCAGAACAGCTCGTGATCGCCGAGTGGCTCAACCGCATAACCGCCCTCGAACCCACGGACATGCTCGCGCTCATCATCGCCGAGCGGTGGACAGCGAGACAACAACCAAGCGAGTCCGAAGAAATCGCGGCAAAACGCGCGAGAATCCAAGAAATCGAGACCGTACGTCAACGACTCCACGATGCGTTCAGGGCAGGAGCCTACGAGGACGCTCCGGAGCTGTTCGTCTCGGAGATGCGCTCACTGTCCGCGGAACTCCGAGAACTGCAGGCCGCTATCGCGCGGTCACAAGCAGAACTGGACTTGGGGTTCGTGGACGATCCGGAAACGCTGGCAGATGCGATGCGGGATGCAGTGGAACGCGGACAGCGAGCGCTGGTACGGGACCTGCTCCATCTCGCGATCAACAGGGTCATCATCTACCCGGTAAGACTCGGACAGCCACGCACCATCGGCCCACACCGACTGCGGATCGAATGGGCAGACGCTGGGGAGAGCGCGGAGAGTGAGGGAGCGTTCTCCGCGGAGTAGAGGAGGGCGTGACGAAGTGACGATTTAGACCCTAATTTTGTATTGACTATACGCGCGTATAGTCAATATAAAACCAGGGTCTTTTTCGTCACATCGTCACACCTGAGAGAGCGCGCACCGGGACCTGTAACACTATGTGGAGTGCAGTGCCCTGGGGCAGACCGGGAGCTGCACTCCGCGTTCTGCGGTTATCGCCTAAGGAGGGCCGCGTAGGGAAATACCATCCCCCTATAGGGATCTCCGCATAGGAAAGGGATCCCCCATATAAGATCCCCCAGCCCTCCATTCATGTGGAGGGATGTATGTGGAGTACAAGCAATCGCGGTGAGCGACTGCCGCGAAACTGGAAGCGCATCCGCGCTACCGCTCTCGAGCGTGCTGGATATCGCTGCGAGTGGATCAGGGTTGATACTGGTACTCGGTGTACTGAGGTAGCGACAGAGGTTGACCACATCATTGCAGGTGATGACCACTCGCTGAATAACCTGCAGGCTTTGTGTCGCTACCACCACGCAAAGAAAAGCTCACGTGAAGGTGCTGCAGCAGCATCGAGGAGGCGTCTCCGCCGCGCTCGTGAGGCAGAACAACACCCATTTTGGCGTTACAAAAAAGTGACCTAGGGGGTACCCCCCGGACCCGGGAGG